CACCAGTCATCCAAGAACCTGTTACAATAAAACCGTTTAAGATGTGACTTAGCGTGAAGCAAACACGAACTGTTAGTGTTTTGGCTACAGATCTTGCATGTGATTCAGTAAAGCTCATAATGTCATTTCTCCAAAAAATATTTCGGGCTAAATTGCGGATCAATGCTTCTTCTCTTAATAGAACTTTCTGGTGACAACAAACCATAGTAACCATCAACGATTTGCATGAAACGTTCTTTCTTATCTAAATTGCTTTGGAAGAACCACCTATCTCTAAGTGAATATGTGAACGAACCCGATTTACCATTACAAAAGATTTCGTTGGACCATTTCGGATACAGAAGCAATTTGACTAGCGGAACGCTCAGATACATGTCAAACTTTTTAACATATCCAGTTGTTGGATATCTATTTGGTCTTGGGCTATAACACTGATTACGATCATTACAGTTTTCCGCAAACTTCTTTATGATATGAGCTTGCTTAACAGGAATCAGCGGATAATCTGGACTCCAGTAGAATAGCTCGTCATACCAACCGCGATAGTAGTTCCTCTGAACATATGGTCCGACACAGTTGTCGATGTTATCTGCGAACACGGCATAGTGTTTGCCGTTTTCATATTGGATGATTGGTTTTTCTTTACCCCAAACAAAACATAGTTTCTTACCCGAAGAGATGATATCTTTGTAGTCTTGGATTTTATCTCGTATGAGATGCTTCGCTGGATTGTTTGGGGAAAAATGGAAATTGACGTTATACTCGAATTCTGTTCCCCATGTTGTAAACAAATCTGTACAAAGTGTGGAGATGTCGATAAGACGGAATTTGAAATCGATACCAGATTCTTTGAGTTTCTTGATGTCGGGAAGAACCACATTTGTAATTTCTGCATTGTAGTGATCTTGATTGTCTCCACTAGCTTCAAAATTCCAAGTCGTGGCAATCTCATCGATCTTTAGTCCAGCATCTATCCACGCAAGGAGTAGGTTATGGCTATCAGAACCGCCAGAATACCACAATACAACGTAGTCATATGCTTCACGGATCTGTCTTGCCCTAGCTTTATACATTTCCCAAAGATCCATGTCAGGTTCTTTTGTCCAATCAATCGTATCAAAGACCGAACGATTGAAATTCCATTCCACTGTTTGATTGGTTTTTCTAGACTGTTCCAATGCTTCATACTTACTGAATGAAGTGAAATTATCAACCTGATAGAAACCGAATTTGTCTGGATTGAATGTAATCATGATGATTGGTGCCCGTGGTCAGGATCGAACTGACACTTTGGAGATTTTAAGTCTCCTGCCTCTGCCGATTGGGCTACACGGGCTAGAAACAAGAGTAAACAAATGTCATAGCAGAAACAAAAACGACTGGACCGAAAACCCACCAGAGCAACAGTCCAGTCGTTAGGAATGATAGAGCTGCTAATGAATAGACAGCTCTAATCATTAGAACTTGAAGTTCAAGCCGAAAGTGGCGCGATCTTCTGTGTTCTTGCTATCGAAACCTTCAAAGCGACGATAACGAGCATCAGCGTCGATTGAAGAAGTGATGGCATACTTTACACCACCACCAACGTTCCAAACAGCTTCATCCTTATTCGCACGAGCATCATAGTAGCGATAACCAACACCAGCGAGGGCGTATGGTGAGAGCGCACCGATCTTATAAGAACCGATCACATTACCTGTAACCGTATTGTTCTTATTCTTGTCGTAGTCATAAGCACCTTCGACCGCTACACCAGCTGGACCGAAACCGATAACCTTATAACCACCGACAACACCGACTGAATATGGTGCGTTCTTGTTGAACCCGTCAGTTACCAGAGCGCCAGCATTGAAACCAACATAGAAAGACTTGTCGGAAAGAATTGCAGGTGCCTTAGGGGCTGCGGGTTCTGCTCTGCTTGGCACATCAGCAGCCATAGCGGAAGCTGTGGTTGCAATGAGAGCGAGAGCTGCGATTGTATGCTTCATGTTTACTCCTTAGTTTGAAACTGCATAGTGAATTAGTAGGAAGAACCCTACTGTCAAAGCCATCCAGTTACAGATGGCAATCGCGAACACCAGTTCAAGTGTTTCGCGAAAGTTGGAGCGGGCGACAAGATTCGAACTTGCGACGAACAGCTTGGAAGGCTGACACTCTACCCCTGAGTTACACCCGCGTTATTTTTATTTATTACTTACGCTTGCCCTTCAAGCGACGAGCCTTACGTTTTTTGCTACCAATCTTACGACGACCCTTACGAGGGCGATTTTTATGGGGATGTGCCATAGTTTACTCCTTAAATTTGGTGCGCACGGTCGGACTCGAACCGACAAGCCGAAGCGGGAGATTTTAAGTCTCCTGAGTTTACCAATTTCTCCACGTGCGCATATTCTTAATGTAACATATCCTGGCTAAATGTACATACGTATTCTTAAAAAAATATTCCGGGCAAATTTAGCGCGATTTTACCTTTTTACATGGGTTTTATGTATTTTACACATTATCCATGAATTATAGTAATTATCGTTCTCTAGAACTTCTTCCTGGAATTGATATTTAGCTTCGAAATAGTTACATTCACCCTTTGACTTACAGAGTCTTATGATTTCTCTCTTAAAATTAATAATACCACAATTATCAACATCGTACATCAATTCTTTATTAGAACCGTAATAAGTTTTCCAATCAGATTCAATCTTGAACCGTTTCTTTTTCTTTTTAACGGTACGAGTCTTGGATGACCAGAAAAACTTCTTGCCTAGGTATTGTTTATTATTGATTAGATTTGTGATTCTATAAACAAAACCGTAGAATTCTTCTATTTTATCTGATTCTACTATTTGATTATTATACTGCCAAGGGTTTTCATAAGACATAGAGGGAATCCTTTCCCTCTATTTATTTTATGGATCTGGGTACCAATTGTCTTCTTCATCTAGATCTTCAAGATCATTATCAGTTTCATAACGCATTTTATCACCACAGAATGGGCAATATTCTGGTGAGTCTACTTCATCATGCACTACTTGAAATTCTGCCTCACAATTTGTACAAACTATTTCTTTATCACTCAATTCCTTCTCTCCTAATTAACAAGTTACTTTTGTTGGACATTTCGGGTGATTACACACATATCCCCAAACTCCTTTACTGAAATCAATGCTGCATACTCTACATTTTGTCATATCTTCAGTGAACCCATCATTCGGTACATTTGGATGTACCAACGAAGGGTCTCTTCTTGCAGCCGCAAAGCCGTCGAGAAACCCTTTGCTATAACCTCGCTCATAGTCATCTGAAACTACGCTTGGCCCTGAACCACCCCAACCACCACTATAAGTCATAGAGAAAATCCTTTAAATGTATCTGTTGTTACATCTTTCTTCACACCACCATTTATATAACTGGTAATTTCAGTTTCTTGTGGTGCTACTTGTACTTCTGCTCCGGAGATCCACTTTTGTGTCCAAGGAAGAGGATTGCTACCTCCCTTATAAGGCGTAGGCAAACCAACAGCTGTCATACGCTTATTAGCAATCCATTCTATATATTCGCCTAAAAGTGCTTCGTTGAGACCAACCATCGACCCGTCTTTGAATAGGTAACTTGCCCATGCCTTCTCTTGCTCAACAGCATCCACAAATAATTTGACGCATTCATCTTTTGTTTCTTCCGCAATTCTGGAGAAATCTTCATCCTCTTTCTGTAACGCCTTGAGTAATTGTTGTGTTCCAGCAAGATGCAGGTTTTCATCACGTGCGATAAACTTAATGATTTTTGCATTACCTTCCATCTTTTTGACTTCCGCAAATGCCCATGAGCATGCAAAAGATACATAGAATCTAACTCCTTCAAGAATATTCACTGACATAAGTGCAAGCCAAAGCGCTTTCTTATGTTCATAATCATTATAAAGAATACGTACGTTTTGATCTCTCTTACCGTTTAAGTAAATGAGTTCATCATAGTACTTACTAATATCACCAGCGCAATCTACAATTTCTTTAATATCCATTATTTCATCAAAGACTTTCGATGGATTTGGATAGATGTTTCTGATAATGTGAGTATAACTGCGGGAGTGGATTGTTTCTGAGAATGTCCAAGTTTGGATCCACGTTTCAAGTTCTGGTAATGAGCATATTGGTCCAAATGCCGCTGTCGGCGCTCGTCCCTGTACGGAGTCGAGGAGAATCTGACGCTTGAGATTGGAAGTAAAGATATGTTGCTCATGTGATGTCAAATCCTTAAAATCTTTAGCATCTTTATAGATGTCAACTTCTTCCGGACGCCAAAAGAAGCCTAACTGTTTATCAGTAAGCTTTTCAATCCATGCATACTTTTGTTTATCATAGCGTGCAATGGTTGGAGCATCATCAAAGAATGCTTTAACCTGTGTTGCGTCTTTTTTATTATTCGAATCAAAAACTGAATAACTCATTTGTTTATTCCTAACACAAACTTTGAGGCTT